CGGTCATCGAGACGCCGTCGATCGACGTCGGGATGTGGTCGAACTCCGGCGGGCAGATGAACCTGGACACCGGCACGAGGCCGCTAGAACGCAGCTTGGCAGCAGCCTCCAGGAGCTTGCAGGTGATCGTGCTGTCGCCGCTCGCGCACGGCGTACCGACGTACCTCAGCGACGGCGGATAGAACGACCGGTTGCGTCCGGACTTGCCGAAGATGTCGGGGAACGACCCGACGAGAGATCGGCCGTCGGTCGGGGAGAGCCCCGCTCCGGCACCACCAACGAAGGCCCAGCTCTCGGGGGTGAAGCTGACCGCCGGCATGCTCTTGAGCTTGGCCGTCAGCCACGGATACGCGCCGATCGAATCCATGTTGACGCCGACCGTCCACGGGACCGGAGTGAGCCCGGATGGCGTGTAGAAGCGCATGCGGCCCAGGGAATCGAGGCCAGCCTCCAGGTTGTCCTGGTCGCTCGAGTCGGCGTTCGCCGTACCCGCATTGCGAGAGTCCGATGCGGGCAGGAACATGCCGCGGCCGCGGTGCTGTGCGTTCACGGCGAACAAGTAAGAACCGGTCGAGTAGGCCCCGGACATGTAGAGCGACACCTTGCGCGGCCGCCAGTTGGGGTCCGCCCCGATGAGCGCTCCGCCGCACGAGCTATCGGCCACGGCGAGCGCCTGGGCCCACAGCTCGAGTGGGTATGTCGTGCCGTTGTTGTGCGCGCCGATGACGAAGATCCGCAGGCTCTTGGTGTCCCAGTCGCCCGTCGAGTTCTTCTTGCGGTACCGGGCCCACATGACCATCGAGTCGGCCGTCGCCTGGGTCTTGCGCGAGACGGCGTTACAGCTCGTGCAGTTACGCCAGAAGTCCGGGTACGACCCCGGGACGACGTTGATTCCAACCAGGGTCCGGGTGTTGGTCCCGGAAGCGTCTGTGGCGATGCGCTTGACCGGAACGTACCCGGACGGCGACGAGCGCCACACCTCCGGGCCGTTCAGGGCGTAGGCGGCGAACGCCAGCGACGCCTCGGCTCCGAACACCGACCCACAGGTCGTGGCCCCGGTCGAACAGGCCGCGCTCGTGGCGTAGTTGCTGCCGCTGGTGGAGGACGGTTTGCCGACGAACGTCACGCCGATCGCGCCGTCAGACCAGTATGCCTGCGTGGCGCTCGGGGTGGTGAGGGTCAGCGAATCCGGGTTGTGCCCTGCCGGCAGCCCGGTGGCGAAGATGCCGAACGCGCTGTTGAACGCATTACTGCGATCGGCGTCGTACGCCCACTCGACGAAGTGGTCGTAATGCACGATGCGGCCACCGACGTACACATCCCCGGTCATCATGGCGCTCGTGGGGACGGCGGACTGCGGCAGGCAATCGAACAGCACGCCGTTCTCGCGCAGCATGGCCTGGTACATCGCCAGGCCGCGGGTGTTGTTGATGCTGAGAGAGCCCTGCCACGGGGGCAGCACCAAGCCGATCCGCCCCGCGCTAGCGGCCGACGGCAGGGCCAGCATGAGAGCCAGCGTGAGCACCAACCGCCGGACCATCACAGCCACCCCACGACGGAGACGCGGAGCCGGACGCGGCGGGCGGTGGCGGCCGCCGCGTCAACGTACGGACCGCCCGGCTCGCAATAGACGCACTGGTTGGCCTGGGTTCCGGTGCCGTTGCAGTACGCGTGCAGGATGCGGACCCACACTACCAGGAAGTCGCCGCGGAGCGGGGTGCCATCCCGCATCATCAGGTAGGCGCGGCGGCCGCGGTTGGGTCCGGCGACGTTCGTCAGCACGACGACGAGCTGGTTGCTCTTGCCGAGCGTGTCGGACGTCGTGAAGTTGGCCGGGTTGCTGGTGGTCAGGTCTGCAAACGTCCCGATCGAGTCGGGCTGGGTGGTCGTCGTCGACTTGAATCGCTCGAGCGGGATGAACACGCCCTGGGAGTCGGGGACCCCGGTGGCCGAAGTGAATCTCGCCTCCACCGCGAACACGGCTCCGAGCGAACCCTGGCCGGCGATCGTGTCTCCGAACGTGGGATAGAAGTCGAGCGCCAGCATGCGATAGCCGGTGACCGCGATCGCCGCGCTCGAGTCCGCCGTGCGGATACCGCCGGTCAACTGCACCGCCGGACTCAGCAGGCGACGAATGAACGTGGCCTGGATGGCGACCGGCTCGATGAGCCGCATGGTGCGGTCCGGGAACTGCTCCTGGACCTGGAGGCCGACGCCCGGCTGCACGAAGCTGCCCTGGGCCGGGAGCTGGATCTTGTCGATGACGGTGCCGGCGTAGGCGCCAGAAACGAAGAACGCCGCCACGAGCGCGGCGACGATGAGCCCGAGACGACGCATGGGTATCTCCTTGTCGTATAGAGAGGGGAGGGGGACGAATCCCCCTCCCCAGGATCGCTACGCTCCGTGCGGCTGGACGATGAGGCCGACCTTGGTGGACGAGCCCGTGTCCGTGACGCCGCCCGTCGTTCCAGACGTCTTGACGACATATCCGAGCGACGTGCTGGGATTCGTCTCGGCCGTGGCGGCCGTGACAAACTTGCCCGCGGTCGCGCCGCTCTGGTTGACGTTGTGGCCCGGGGTGTTCGCGCCGGCGGCGACATTGCCGAACGCGATACTGCCGACACCCAGCACGGGGATCTCCTGACCCACCGCGCCGTCGGAGGCGGCAACGCCCCACCACGGGAGCAGCTTGGCCGTAGGGCCGATCTTGCCGGAATAGATCTGCTCCGGCATGAAGCCCGTGTCGGCCGCGGCCACGAACGACCCGCCGCTCAGGACAGACGCGGCGGTATCGTGGACCACGCCGTCGCCGGCCACGAGGGCCGACGTCAGCTTGACGATGTAGACGATGCCGAACAGGCCAGCGCCCTGGAACGCGATCTTCGTACCGTCGCCGCCGATGATCTTCAGCGGCACACGGAGGTTGACCGACTCACTCATGACTCACCTCCTGCCCAATCAAGGGCGTTGTGCTAGCTGAGGACCGGCGTCGTGTCGACGGCCGAGATGACGCCCGACGAGCGGCGCTCGTCGAAGCACAGCTCGCCGCGCCAGAAGATGTACGCGACGCGCGCATCCTGGTCGATCGGCTTGCGCCACGGCTCGAAGTGCATGTTGCGCTGCGGGTGGACCCACAGGCCCAGCGCGTCCTCGTCGATCAGGTAGACCTTCTCGATGTTGGACGCGCTGCGCGGGGCGCGCTCGTCGGCGACCCACGGAGCACTACGGTACATCAGGTTGCGGAAACCGGCCTTCGCCAGATCCGAGTTCTGCTGCGGGCGATCGTACCGCTCGTTCTTCGCCATCGAGTTGTGGAAGTCCGTCCAGGCACCCCAGTTCGACAGGATGAGCGAGGGCTGCTTGCCGCTACGCAGCGCGATCTTGCCCCACATCTTCGACATGGGGTTGTCGACCGACTGCATGAACAGCGAGGCGTGCGCGCCGATCGTCGAGCCACAGATGATGTCCGTGGCGTCCGAGTTGGGCTGCCACCAGCCGTTCGGGTCCGAGCCGGGGGCGACACCGCCACAGGTGATGCCGCCGTAGGTCTGGATCGCCGAGGTGATGTTGTCCGGGATGGCGAACTGGAGGCCGGTGATGGCCTTCGGGTTCGAGCCCGAGTTGTAGAGGTTCGTGCCGATGAGGTCCGCCGCGGTGCGCTCGGCGATCTTCATCTTGGCGTCAACCAGCGACAGCACGGCCTCCGGACCGGTGACGGCGAGCTCCTCGTCCGAGTCGATCGCCACGGTGACCTGGGCGTTCTTCGGGAAATACTGCGCCGCCTTGATCGGATTGCGGATCGAGGTGTCGAACTTGTCGGTACCCGAGTACCACGCACCGCCGCCACCTTCGGGGGCGAACGACAGCGGGGCGACGATCGTCGGGCCACCAGACCAGCTCTTGACGCGCGACTTCCAGCGATAGAACAGCGCGTTCGAGAGGAAGAACTGATCCTTGAGCTTCGGGATGTGCTTGTTCCGGGCGAGCGAGCTCACCTGGTCGAAGTTGATGATATAGCTCATCTTGCGCTCCCTTCTTGGGGGGCTGGCTGGTTATCGGTACTCACCCAGCTTGGCGGCCTCTCCGCTTCGGAGGACCTCCTGGGTGATGTCCGAGTAGTCGAATCGACGGCCGTTGTGCTTGAAGGGCTTCGGCGTGGCCGGCCCTCCCGCTCCGCCGTCAATCACGGCCCCGGTGGCCTCGCTGTCGCTCCCGGGAGCAGCGCCATTGCGCGGCTGGGCGGGAGGGGCAGAGCGCAGGCGGCCTTCGATCTCGGGGAACACCTTCAAGGCGGCCCGCTCGAAAGACCACACACCGAGTAGTTCAGGGTTCTTATCGAAGAAGCCCCCGACCGCGATGATTTCATCCTCCGTCATCTTGAGCTTGCCGGCCGTGGACTGGATCTCATGGACAAGCTTGGCTTCCTGCTGCTTCAGCTCTGCGGCATCCTTCTCGGCCTCGAGTGCGGCGATCTTGGCCTGCTGATCGCGGATCGTGCGCTCCTCGTCGGTGAGCCTGGCGTCAGCCTCGGCCTCGGCTTCCTTCTCGGCCTTGCGCTTCTCGATGGCCTCCATCGCGCCTTCGACGGCCGCCATCAGGTCCTCGACGGACGCCTCGGTGGAATCGGGCTCCGTCTTGGCCGGGGTCTCGGGGGCCTTGGTCTCGGGGGCCTTGGTCTCAGGCTCCGGAGTGGTCACCGGGGCTTCGGCTTCGGGGGCGATGTGGTCCTGGACCACGGACCCCAACTGCTCCATCGTGGGGATCGCTTCGGGGGGCATCAGTCAGTCCCTCCGTATTCGGCGCCTTCCTCGGGCTCATCGGTGGGCTCACCACCGCCCTCGGAGAACTCGTTCTCGGTCTCGTCGGACGGCATCGTGGACTGATCGGACATCGCGGCCTGCTGGGCAACGCGCTGCTGGCCGATCATCTGGAGACCCACGACCAGGTCCCGGATGTCCTTCTGCTCGTCGGGCGAGATGATGCCGTCGCGGCCGGCGATCGCCAGGATCGCCTGGGCATGCTCGCGGATCGTGCCGGGCTGGGAATCCGGGCCCGGCATCTGGAGGATGCCGTCAGGACCGTCGAGGCTCGCGCTCACTTCTTGCCGCCCTTCTTCGAGAACCGCACGCGCTTGGTGCGCGACATGGCCTTGGCCTGAGCCTTGACCTCCGGCTTGCCGCCTTTCGCCTTCATCATGCGCGCTGCCACCATCGCTGCGACACTCATGTGGTCCTCCCGTGGATCATGCTATACACGCGGTTTCTCGCGGCGCAAGGATTACTTGTCGTCGCCACCGACCTGGCCGGTGGCCGCGGCGAGCTGGGCCTGCATCACCGACTCCTGCTCGAGACGCTGCATGATGGTGCCGATGTTCTTGACGCCGAGGCGCTCGAGGACGCTCTGCTTGTCCATGAGCCCGCGGTCGAACAGCCCGAGCACCTTCTCCTCCTGGAGTGCGCGCGAGACGACCGTGCCGGAGCCCTGAGCGAACCGGATGTCGAAGTCCCGGGTCAGGAGCTCGGGGTCCATCTCCCGCATCTCGCCGCTGCTCGCCCGGTACATGATGCCGGTCTTGGCCTTCTTCCCGGTCAGGTACATGCACTTCTTGAGTACCCGGACGAGTTCCGTGAACTGCGGGCCCTCCTTGCCACGGATGCGGGTCTGGGCGGCGTCCTGGAGATTGCGGATCGCGGCGGCGGCCTCGATGCCCTCGGGGCGACGGCCCTGCTGGACGTCGTGGACGCCGGACACGGTATCCATGTCGCGCTGCTCGAGCCCCAGGAGCTCGAACTGCTGGTTGGCGACGCCCTTGAAGTCCAGCCACCGGATGTCGGAGCCGACCAGCTTCTTGAGCACGTCGCCGGGCTCGACTGGGCGCTGGTCGATGTCGATGCCCGTGTTCGTATCGGCCACGAGGATCGGGATGGCCTCGAACTCGAGCGACCGATTGAGGAGGTTGTAGCGCTTGTTCACGCTCCGGTTGATCGGGATGATGTGGTCGATCTCGCCGGGCGAGTAGAAGCGTCCGGCCTGGCCGTAGTCGCGCCCAAACTCGAGCGGCAAGCCCAGGAACGCCGGGTCGACGGGCTGGCTGCCGAGAAACGCGCCGGAGGCCGTGAACTGGAGCAGGCGCCATCCGGACGGGCAGGTGTCCTCGGGGCGCTGGAATGGCATGCCGAACGGGACGTAGTCGAACGTGCCGTTGGCGTTCGGGGTCGCCAGGTCTCACGTGTAGTATACGAGCTGCACGGTGCGATCGCTCACGAGCATCTGTATAAGCATGGTCGTGCCCGAGTTGCCCATGTAGCCGGCCTCGGCGGTGACCAGTGGGGCGCTCGTGCTGGCGGCGGTCTGGCCGTCGTAGTACGCGCTGCCAGCGACGATCGCCTCGAGGCGGTTGTACGACCCGCCGAACGCCACCGAGTCGAAGTACGGCTTCTCGAGCACGTCGTAGCTCGGGCTGGCGATGTTATCCGAGAAGATGCTCGCGGCCATGTCCGGGAACATGGCCTTCAGGCGCTGCGTCGGGACCGGCTGGGCGAGGAAGCAATGCTCCATCTCGTCCTCGTGCCGGCAGTACGGATCTTTGTAGAAGTCATACTGGGAGAAGAACTTGGGGTACGCGATGCCGGTCTTGGGGTCGACCGTGATGACGGACACGCACCAGCCCTGCTTGAGCATCTCGCGGCGGGAAAGCTGGAACCAGGCGTCAAACCCGTTCGTGTCCATGAGCCACTGGGCGAAGTCGTTGAGGCTCTCGACGTCGGTCTGGCTCAGGCCGCGGCGGGCCTGGATCTCGGGTCGTGGCTTCTGCTCGGTGAGCACGGGCCACACGGTCTCGACCGTCGAGAAGCAGTAGTTCGTGACCTTGTTGCGCCGGTTGAGCTCGGGCGTGTCGTAGTGGAACCCGGAGTAATACAGCTCGTTCGTCTGGAGCCGGTAGGTCTCCGGTCGCTTGGCGGCGACCGCCTCGCGGAACCGCTCCATGAACCAACCACGGACCTCGTCGACGTCCTTCGACAGCCCGAAGATGGGCGGCTCGTCGTGGATCTTGTCGGTCGCCACGAAGAACGACCCGTCCGCTAGCGCGATCGAGAACATCGCGGGCTTCGGGCGCCGCGGAGGGATAGCCGGCTGGCCTGGAACGAGGCTCATGTCATTCTCCGAACTTGACGCGGACGCCGGCCTTCTCGGCCTCTCGCCGCTCTCTGTCCGGGCGCGTGAGCCAATCGCCCGGGATGAACCGCTGGGCCTTGCCCTTGACCACGACGTCAGTGAGGCCGTGCCTGGCCTGGAGATGCTTCATCTCCGCCAGCGACCGCACGAACTTACCCGTGGCGGTGTTGAAGTGGGGAGTGAAATCGCTCTCGCTGCCGGAGAACCCGGACATGCGCCCGAGATGCCCGACCGGCTGGACGATCGTGCCCTCCCACTGGCACGGCGTTATGTCCTCGCACCAGCCACAGAATACGCGGTGTCCGCGCGGGGCCTTGCCGAGCGCCTTCTTGCGCCAGACGGTCCCGTTGACCTTCTTGCACACCGGACAGACAGCCTCCCAGCACGGTCCCGATAGCGTCACAGCTTCCTCCCGCTCACCCGCGGCATGATCGGATGCGGCTTCTCGGACTTGCCGGAGGCCGCCGCGGCGAGCGCCTCGGCGAACCGCTTGGCGATGATCGTGGTGTCCCCGACCGCGTGCAAGCAGTCGGGATGGGCGTTGCCGCACGGCCCGTCGTCCAGGACCTGCACCAGCATGCGGTGTCCGTCTCCCAGCTTCTTGATCCGCTTGCCGCACAGGAAGCAGTCGCACGGCCCCCGGAACGAGAACCTCGGCCCCAGGGGGGCGTACGTCATGTCGTAGTGATCCCAGTTGGGGATGCTCATCGGTAGCCGTCCAGGCCAGACTTCATGCGCGCGATCTCCCGGCGGTGCTGGATGTCGTCCAGGCGTGCGATCTCGTCGAACGTCAAGTCCCCCAGGTCGATGTCCGCCGTGCCGTCCCCCATCGACGCTCGCGCCAGGATCGAACGATACAACTCGGGGGCGCGCGACACCACATCGAGCGCCAGGGGCTCGAGCGTGTTCTCGAACCCGCCCGCGTGCGAGTAGAGCGCCATCGACATCGCCAGCGTGAGATCCGAGAACTCCCCGTCCGGGTGATCGACGCGGTCCTGCTCGTCGTAATAGAGCGTCGCCCACTCGCGGACCATGCGCGGGTCCAGGCAGATGCCGGATTGCTCGCGCACGTAGCGCCGCACCAGGTTGAACAGGTTGGTGCGGTTCTCGCCGCTGGTCCACACGCCCGGCTTGTCGGACACCTTGCCGGCGATCGAGTTCTCGTTCGTGCGTCGATACTGGATGTTGTGGTAGCCGATGCGCTTCACCAGCTCCGAGAAGAACTCGATGCCGTGGTTGTTGGCCTCGCCAGCGATCTTGGCGCCGTTGTACCAGCGCGCGACCGTCGCGGCCTGGCGGGCACACAGGTCCGGGGGCGTCCTGGCGTAGTAGATCGCGTCGATGCCCATCGTGTGCTGGTTCAAGACCACGCCGGGAGACGGGTCTGATCCGGAATCACCTTCCGACAGGTCCCAGCCGACGATGTAGCGGTGCCGTGGCTGCGGCTCTCGGTAGATCTTCCACCGGCCGCCGCGGACGATGACTACCTTCGGGGCCTGCGGCCGTAGCGGATCCGGCTCGATCTCGCAGTCGGGCGGGATCTCGTTGTTCCGTACCGCCGCCTCCGAGAGTTCGATGTAGTGGCGCAACCCCTTCGTATCGAACACCTTGCGGCCTGATGCCAGGAAGCAGTCCG